CAAATTTTAACTAGCACAAATTTTACCACGCCGGGAATTACGATGGGCACTGGTACGGGAACCGTTAGCGCAACCTCTGGCGTATTTTCGGTAACGTCTGATTTGCGCGTTAAAAATCCAATTGGAAAATTTACGCGTGGGTTAGATGAAATTGTAGCCCTAGCCAACCATTCCGAAATCTATTCATTTAAAACCGACCCAAACAATACGCCTAGAGCTGGATGGTACGCCCAAGATGTTGAACCATTAATTCCAGAAGCCATATTTCATGACTCAAATGATGGCATGGCTACGTTGGATGAACGTCCAATTATTGTGGCATTGGTTAATGCTATTGCGGAATTAAAGGCAGAAATCGGTGCAATCCGCGCCCGCTGCGTTCAATAATATCATGAGTGGAACAACAGACAAGAATTGGAAATCGTACATGGGGGACTCCCCCGATGTGTCCGGGTTTGAAAACCCGCCCGACCCCGAAAACTATTCGGACATCATGAAGTTTGGCAATTGCACAAACGTGCAGGTTAATTCCAAAACCGTTGCAGCGGGGCAAGAGAATTGCGTAGATGCGGTGCGGGGCGGGCATTACCAATGGACCGATTGCACCCTGCTTTCGGGCGCGGGGGTTTCCGCCGTCACCCTCAAGGGCGCAATTGATGGCTGGGGCTTCACGGGGTGCGGCATTGGCCACGGCAAACAAACCGACATTGAACTTGGCCAATTTGACAACTATTGGGTTCCGGGCCGCGCCCCAACTAAAAACGGAACAATTGATAATTGCGTATCTAACGATGGAACAGCCATTAAAATTACTTGCTGGAACGCCGATAAGCCCACTATTGTAAACAGCGTCGTAAAGATTGTTCAAATTCCTTGGATTGTTTGGTTTCCCTATTTTTGTTTTCGCTACATCTGCATCCACTGGCTTCCTCTGGCCTAACCCTTAATCACCATGTCTAGTTCCTATAATACAAACAACCTTTACCCGAAACCGGGTATTTTCAACGGCACCTACCTTCTTGGCTCCAACCTCGTGGTTGACGCTACCGCTGGCGGCGTGCAAATCGCCTCCTCCTTCTTTACCCAGAACGACCAATTTATTTTGGTGTTTCTTGACGTTCAGACGGCGGATGTCTGGGTGACATTTGATGGCACCACTCCCGCCTCTGGCAATGGTCATGCGCTTAAGGCCGGTGAGAAATACTTTTGGCCCCGCAATAAGGCTCAGGCGGCTAAGTTTCTTCGCTCCACCGGCACAAGCGGCTCCGTTTACTGCACCCCGCACGAGGTTTAATGGACTTCGGCACCATCATTTCAGCGGCCCTCACGGGGGGCACTGGAGGCATCATTGGCGTCATCGGCAATGTAGCCAACACCATCATGTCCCTAAAGCAACAGGCGCAGGAGCATGATTTCCAGATTAAGATGATGCCCCTGCAAATGCAGATGTTTGCGTCCAAGGCTAGTGCCCAGATTGAGCAGACTAAGGCGGATGTGGCCAAGGTTGTGGAACAAACAGCAGGGGAAGCCTTTACCGCCTCCCAAAAGGCCGACGCGCCCACTGGTCAAGAGCATCGGTGGGTGCTGGATGTAAAGGGTCTAGTTCGGCCCGTTTGCCTGCTCCTGCTGGGCATTGGCACCGTAGCCATCTATACCTCTGGCGACCCGACCCTAAGCATGAAGGAATATATTACACAGAATGTTGTCTGTGATTTCTCTATGGCCCTTAGTTGGTACTTTGGGGCGCGGGCTTCGGCCAACATTATGGCTGGTTTTAAGAGCAAAGCCGGAACATGAGCGATTTCATCCCGCAACTTCAGGTTAATGGGCCGCTTATCAATGGGCCAATCTCCATCCTGAGTAACGGGACGGCTCTTAAAACGCGCCCTCGCATTAACCTTGTTTCAGGTCAGGGGTTTGGGATTACGGCTACGGATGATGCGGTTAATTACAAAACAGACATTACCCTAGGCGGTACGGCCCCCGGTTACTACGGCTGTTTTTACGACCTAACCAACCAAACCGCCGCATCTACTACCTCCGCCTATGTGTTCACCTACAACACCACAGACGTGCATAGCGGGGTTACGTTGGCCAGCGGTAGCCGCATTACGGTTGCCAACGCCGGAACCTATAACTTTCAGTTTAGTATCCAGTTTAACAACACCGACACCCAAGACCATGATGCCGATGTTTGGGTTAAGGTGAACGGGATTAATCACCGCGATTCAAATAGTATATTTAGCATCCCCAAAACGCATGGAGGGGTGGACGGACACACCATTGCAGTTTGCAATTTTTATATGCTTTTGGCTGCAAACGATTATGTGGAGCTAGCTTGGCACGTTGATAGCACGAGTGTTTCCGCCCATTATACGGCAGCGGGAACAAGCCCCGCCCGCCCCGCAACCCCCTCGGTTATTGTAACCATTGGCCAAATCGCCAACTTCTAAGATGCCAATCCAATTCGAGGAAACACTTCAGACTGATAGCGGAATTACTCTTACGGGGGATTCCCAGTTTATTGGCCTAGACAATCGCCAACAGCCGGAGCAATTGCCCGAGACCTACGTTCAAGTGAGCCAGAATATGCGCCTGAACCAACTTGAGGCCACGGTTCGCAAGGGAATGACAAAGCAAACGAATAGCATCTCGTTTAGCAACACCCCCCTGATTCTCCCGTTTACGCTTGGCTCTGGGGCTGTTATTAATCCCTCGTTTACCGACTCCATCTTTTATTCCCAGATTTTCTCTGACTCCTCCACCAACCTTGAATGGATTATGGTAGCCACGGGGACAAAGAGTTTCATGTTTTCTCCGGGGCAAACCGTAACCTCCCAGAATTACCCCTCTGGCGAGACGGTTACAGGTGCCGATAAAGTTGATATGTTTCAGGCGGGAGGCTCGGTTTACCTTCTTCGCGGCCTTAACACCGCTTCCGCCGCCATTACAAGCGTTACATCCGTAACTACCACGGCCACAGTAACTACCACCGCTAATCACGGGCTTGTTACCAACGATTACGTCAAAATTGCGGGCGCGGCCCCAACTGCCTATAACGGAGTTTACCAAATTACGGTTACGGCGGTAAACCGATTTACCTATACGTTTGCTGGCGGAACCAGCCCAGCCACAGGGACAATTACCTACCAGTAGCTTAAGGTTCCGCTTCGTTGGGATGGAAACCAAGCTTCCGCATGGGTTGTAAATAACTACGGAACCATTTCTACGCCAAACATTTATATGCCGACATCGGATTTTGGCCTAGTGCAGTCCGACAGGGCGTTTATCCAGTATTCTCGCAATACCACGATTGTTTCGTACATTGATAACGTAAACCAATACGATACAATTTACGGTGTTTTTAACATGGCCTTGGGGCAAGCGGACTACCTTATTGGCTACCACCCCTACCAGCAGGCTCAGACGTTGGCGTTTAATCGCCACAGCATCTACCTGATGAATAACACCAACGGCGACGTTGCCAACGTTTCCGTGCAGGAAATCACGCGTCAAAACGGTTGCGTGGGAAGGCGCACCGTTGCCACTTGCGGTTCTAGCGTTCTATTCCTTTCTGACCGGGGCGTATTCCAGCTTCAACCGGGGCTAGAATTGCTTCTCCGTGGAGCCTCCGAGCCTCTTTCGGCCCCGATTGACCCCACCATTCGTAGCATTAACTTTACCTACGCTTCGGGGGCGTGCGCGGCCTATTGCAATAACCGTTACTATTTGGCCGTACCGACGGGTTCCAGCACACGCAATAACACGATGTTGGTTTATAATTTTATCAATAAGGCGTGGGAGTCTATTGATACCTTTCCCAATGGGTTTTACTGTGATTTCATGGTAACAACCCTTCTGAACAATCAGCAAACATTGTTTGTTGTGTCCAAAGAGGGCGGGATTTATGCCTACGAGCAGGGGGAATACGACCAATTTTCCGGGGCCAGCGCGCCCGCTGCTAATTACGTTATTGCTGGAAAGATGCGTACCCGTCGTTATATCCTTAATAATACAGCACTTAAGCGGTTTAATGCCGTTACCACCAACTTTAACGTAAACGCTGATAATGCTTGGGATATAACGGCTTACGCAATTAAACCCGACGCAACAAGGATTTTGCCTTCCATTTCCTCAACCTACAAGCATACAATAACTGTTCCAAGAATCGTTGGGCTAAGGGGTTATGGGCTTGAAGTCGAATATACCAACACCAACACAACGGGCGGAATCAGCAATTTAATGGTTTCGGCGTTTGTCCAAGACCGCAAATACACGACAACCTACTAAAGTTATGTCCCTTTCCCTTAACGCAGGCTTTACAGCAACCAACGGTGATACAGTTGACGCCACCTATCTTAATAACTTTGTTAACACTGGCAATGTTCGCCTTGCCACGGGCAATCTCATTGGGCGTTCGACTGCTGGCACGGGCGCGTGGGAGGAAATCCCCTGTGACTCGTTTGGCCGCGCCCTGATTAACGCGGGTTCGGTGGCGGGGCAGCTTACCGCCCTTGGAATTGGCACAAGTGGCACCATTTCGGGTTTAACCCTTACAAGCTCCACCCGTTACGAAACGGTCATTTCTGCCCTATCCTACGGCACGGGCACCGTTACCCTAGACCTAACCTCAAACAACCTTCAAACGCTTTCCTTGACGGGTAATTTGACCCTTAACACAAGCAATCTGGCTTCTGGGCGCGCCAAACAGGTGTTTATCTCGGCTGATGCCTCTACGCGCACCCTTACGTTCCCGGCTTGGATTTGGCTTGGCAGCGTTGCCCCCACCTCAATTGCGGCCAGCAAAACCGCCTTTTTGACGCTTATTTCCACCAGCACAACGGATGGGGCGGTTTACGCAACTTGGGTTGTTCAAAACTAATGCTATTTGCCCTCCATAGTTTTGGAAATACGTCTAGCGTTGCGGTTTTGGCCGTTTCGCTGAGTGGTTCAAGCGCGTCTGCTTCTAGTATTGGAAGTGGCCCGTTTACAACCAATTCTGTGTCTGTTACGGTTACGGGCGGGGTTGGACCCTATGCTTATTTGTGGACACGTTCCAGCGGTGACGCAACCATTAGCATTAGCGGAAGCACCTCATCGTCAGCGACTTGGACGGCATCTGGAACCGCGCCCACAACCAAAACTGCGGTGTGGATTTGCACCGTAACCGATGCAATGGGGAGCACGAAAGCTACAACGAGCGTATCCGTGTCTGTTGCCATGAATCTTTCGGCCCTTACGGCCTCCTTGAGCGCGGGTTCGGCTTCTGCTAGCATTACGGGAAGCGGCGTTGCAACTACGGGCGCAATATCGGTTTCTGCTTCTGGTGGAAGTGGCTCATACACATACGCTTGGACAAGGGTTAGCGGAACGGTACTAACCCTTAGCGGTTCCACAAGCATTTCGACCACGTTTGCCTATTCCGGCACACACCCCTCCACAATTACCGCTGTTTATCAATGCGTTGTTACGGATAGCCTTTCCAACACGGCTAATGCGGGAAGCGTGAGCATTTCCTTGGCGTATAATACCCCGGCTCTATCCGTAAGTCTGTCTGGAACAACCGCTTCAGTCACTTTAACGGGCAGCGGCACGGCTACCACGGGAAGCGTTACGGCCACGCCGTCTGGTGGTCTTGCGCCCTATTCCTATTCTTGGGCAAGAACTGGCGGTGATGTTTCAACTTACGCCAACAGCCCGTCCTCGTCCGCGTCAACTTTTAGTCGTACTGGTGCGCCCATTAACAGCTATTCGGCTACGTTCCAATGCACGGTGACGGATTCGGCCTCCAATTCCGTCACAACGGGTACGGTTACGGTTAGCATTGGTTATGCCGCTTCCGCTCTTTCGGTGTCCCTTAGCCAAACAACCTCCGATGGCACCCTTTTGGCCCCCGGAACATCTACGGCAACCCCCAGCATTGTTGCTACGCCTTCTGGCGGTGTTTCGCCCTACACCTACTCTTGGACCTATGACAGTGGTGATGCGAGCATTTATGTAACTTCCTCAACGTCTTCTACTGGACAATTTAACAGATATAGTGCCGTATCCTTTTTCTATTCAGGTCAGTGGAAAGTTACAGTCACAGATAATGTTGGTCAGACCGCAGTTTCTAGTTTGGTGTATATTACGTTTGATTTCAGCTAACCCATAAAACAACCCATGAATCCGAAACAAGCCCTGCAAATCCTTGATGAAGCCACCCAACCCGCCAATGCCCAGCGCATTAGCCGGGGCGGGTACTATGCAACCGAAATGGCCC